AACTCATGATACAAGCGAGTAAACTCCGTGTGTGGGAGGGGCCCATAGCGATACCGAGTAACGCAGAAACATCACCGTAGGTGAAGATGTTTCGAGTAACGCAGGGTTTTCTCAGGCGAAGCCAATAGCGTAGGAGGATGCCTAGATGTTTGCTCTGCAAACAGTCAGGCGAGTCCTTAGCGAATAAAGCAGCGACCCTAGGAGCTGCGTAAAGAGAAAATCGTGTATGGGATAAAAGGGTGTCGCTTGTCGACACACCTACTAACCGAACGGAGTGAGGGCATACGACAGGGATCGTTACCCTTTGGGCGAAAACACCGAAGGTGGTTGAGGTGAGCGAAGCGAACTAGAGCCCGTTTGTCGCATACACTACATATAGAGATGTGCGTAGCACAGAACACAAGAGAGCGAATATAATGCTTGACAAGGAGGAATCCTACCCTTACGAACAGTTAGGGGTAGAATAATAAAAGCGTTATATGAGCGAACTCACAGAGAAACAGAAGAAGCTAGTAGATACCATCGTAACAACAGGTTGTAGTATCAAGGAAGCAGCTAAAACTGCAGGATATTCAAGTAAAGGAAGCGAAGAAGCAGGTCGTGTAAGTGCTTCTCGCACACTACGACTTCCAAAAGTACAGACCTATATGCAACAGGCAATAGCTCGTACACTTGGACTAGGTGCAGTGTCAGCGAGTAGGAAACTTATCGACCTGTCTTCAGGAGCTAGATCAGAGTATGTACAGCTCGAAGCCTCGAGGGACATACTCGACAGAGTAGGACTGAGAGCTCCAGACAAGGTAGCACATAATATCCAAGGGGACATTAAGATTAACATCGACCTTTCTTAAAAAGTGACGGTACAGAGTACCGACTTTTGCCCCACTCGGAACGAGGGGTGGGGGCAAAAACGCCATCGTCTAGATGACTAGTGGAGTTACACACACAACAGGGTTGATTTTAAGCACACACTAGGATAATCGTAAACTATGGCTAAGAAAAAGTTTGACGTCAATAAGGTTGCCCATGAAACAAGGGCGAAATACAAACGGACTAGTATATCTAGTCGAAAGCCAAAGAAAAGTTCTATGAACAAGGCTAAGAAAAGGGATTTCAAAAAATATAATAGGCAAGGCAGGTAAGTGCGTTTTATTTTTTTTTACCCAAAGGTAAGGTTTTTTTATGGTTGCTAAAATATATCAAAATCCAAAAGGTGGTTTAAATGCTAGAGGTAGAGCTTTCTTCAAAAGAAAAGAAGGTGCTAATCTAAAAGCTCCTGTTAAAAAAGGAACTAATCCTCGTAGAGTATCATTTGCTGCAAGGTTTGCAGGAATGAAAGGCCCAATGAAAGATGACAAGGGTAGACCTACTAGAAAAGCATTAGCATTAAAAGCTTGGGGATTTGGATCTGTAGAAGCTGCAAGAAACTTTGCAAACCGAAATAAGAAATCAAAAGCATAGGAGAGAAATGAGTACTGTAAACAAAGCAGGTAACTATACAAAACCTGGTCTAAGAAAAAGATTATTTAATCAAATCAAATCATCAGCAACACATGGAACTAAAGCTGGACAATGGTCAGCTAGAAAAGCCCAATTACTTGCTAAGAAATATAAAGCTGCTGGTGGTGGATATAAATAATGGCATTAGCTAAATCTCAAAGAAGTTTAAAAGCATGGGGAAAACAAAAATGGAGAACTAAGTCTGGTAAGAAGTCTTCTGAAACAGGAGAAAGATATTTACCAGAAAAAGCTATTAAATCTTTGAGTGCATCTGAATATGCAAGAACAACTGCTGCCAAAAGAAAAGGCAAAGCTTCTGGAAAACAATTTGTTAAACAACCTAAAAGTATTGCTGCCAAAGTTAGAAGATTTAGATAAATGTATTATATTTGTAAAATATGGAGGGATGATACCCTCAAAAAAGAAATATTGTTTTCTGCTGATAATGATGTTATAGCTATGCAGAAATGTAGTGCTGCTATCCCAGACGGATGTAGAGCTACATATTATGAAATAACACAAGAGGAGAAACAATGCCTTATGGAAAAGGAACCTACGGTTCAAAACGAGGAAGACCAGCAAACAAAAGCAAAGGACTAACAGGAAAACAAAAAAATTTACCTGAAGGTTTAAAAAAGAAAATAATGGCTGCCAAGAAAAAGTAATGGCAACCAAAGCTGAAAAATTGCATATGGATAAGGTAGCTCAACTAGGATGCTATGTTTGTAAAGCACCTGCTACCTTACACCATATTAGAAACAATGGTAAAGGTAATGTAGGTATGGGAAGAAGATCTTCTCACTTTGAAGTTATTCCATTATGTCATGAACATCATCAAGGTAATACTGGTATACATATGGATAAAAAAAATTTTGAAAATAAATACGGTACTGAAAAGGAGATATTAGATATTGTACGAGAAAGAGTTATTGAACAGGATAAACTTAGCAGCATTGAATTTTAATAAAACTAAATTAGAAAAATATAAAATAGAATGGTATAAATTAATAAATGAGTTTTCTAAACAATTTAAGTTTAAAAGATAGAAGAAGATTAAGAACAATAGTTAAAAAAACACATCTTAAACACTATCCAACACATATGATTACTGACTATGAAGCTGATAAATTAGTAGAAGCTTTTGGAGAAGAAACTATCTACAAAATGCTAAAAGCAAATGTAGGTACAAATGTCGATTAACTTTAATTACAAACCTGAAGGACAAACTTTAAAAAAGTTTATGAAGTCTGACGACTTCTTTAGAGGATTAAGAGGGCCAGTAGGTTCTGGTAAATCAGTATCTTGTTGTATAGAAATATTTAGACGAGCATTGTTACAAGAAAAAAATGCACAAGGTGTTCGTAAATCTAGATGGGCAGTAATAAGAAATACAAACCCACAGTTAAGAACTACAACAATTAAAACTTGGTTAGATTGGTTCCCTGAAGATACTTGGGGTAACTTTGCTTGGTCAGTACCTTATACTCATAAAATACAAAGAGGTGATATAGATTTAGAAGTTATATTCTTAGCTCTTGATAGACCAGAAGATGTTAAGAAACTATTATCTCTTGAGCTTACAGGTGTATGGGTGAATGAAGCTAGAGAAATACCTAAGTCTATTATAGATGCTTGTACTATGAGGGTAGGTAGATTTCCATCTATGAGAGATGGTGGTGCTACATGGTATGGAGTTATTGCAGATACCAATGCACCAGAAGAAGATCATTGGTGGCCTATAATGGCAGGTGATGTACCTGTACCAGATCATATATCTCGTGATGAAGCTTTAATGTTAATTAAACCAGACAACTGGAGTTTTCATACACAACCATCTGCTTTGATTGAAAAGAAAAACAAAGAAGGTTTTACAGAAGAATATATACCAAATGATAATGCAGAAAATAAAAAAAACCTAACACCTAAATACTATCCTAATATTATTAGAGGTAAAACAAAAGGATGGATAGATGTTTATGTTTTAAACAAACTCGGTAGCATAGAAGAAGGTAAACCAGTATATCCAAACTTTAAACAAGAAATACATATATCTGCAGAAACATTAAAACCATCTATTAACCAAACTTTGTTTATAGGTATTGACTTTGGATTAACTCCTGCTGCTGTTTTTGGTCAAAGAACAGCATTAGGTAGATGGAATATATTAAATGAACTTGTATGTTTTGATATGGGTGTAATGAGGTTTTCTGAATTACTTAGAGGAGAGATAGCTAAAAATTATAATAACTATGATGTACAAATATTTGGAGATCCTGCTGGTGATTTTAGATCACAAACAGACGAAAGAACTCCTTTTTCTATTATGAGAAACTATGGATTAAAAGCTGTACCTGCACCATCTAATGATGTTGCTCTTAGAATAGAATCTGTAGATACAGCTTTACAAAGACTTATAGATGGTAAAGCAGGATTCTTAATAGATCCACAATGTCTTAATTTAAAAAAAGGATTTAATGGTGGTTATCATTATAGAAGACTTCAAACATCTGGAGATCGTTATGATGAAAAACCATATAAGAATAGATATTCTCACGTTCATGATGCTTTACAATATTTAATGATGGGTGCTGGAGAAGGTAGAACATTACTAGCAGGTAGATCACAATCACAACCAACTGTTGCTAAAAAAGAATGGGATGTATTTGCTGGACAAAAAACTAGAAAAAGAAAAGTATGGGATCTGTTCAAGAGGAATGGTTAATCTACTTTCATAGTAGAGGAACTCAAAGATATGCTAAATGGATATGGTGGTGGAAACCTCCACATGGATTTAATCATTGTGGAGCCTTAAAATTCATACCCAGTTTAGATGTTTGGGAACATCTTGAATTTACTCATGCAGGTATTAAGACAAGCTATTTAAATAAACAAGAGTCAGAAAACTTTTTAGGTTACTTGTATGACTTTGAAGTATTAGTATGTCCAGTAAAAGATGATTGGCATTTGTTTAGAATAAAAGAATTAAGCTGCGTATCATTTGTTATGAGATTAATAGGTTTTTACAGATGGTATATTATAACTCCATGGCAATTATATTGTGCGTTGCGTAAAGCAGGATATAAGCGATTTTGGAATAAATCAGATTAAAAAAGGAATTTTTCTATGAGTGGTGATGGTGGTAGAGCAGGTAGAGATACAGACGTATCAGGAGCTGAAGCAGTTACAACTGGTGGCACAACCTATTCAGATACAAAAATAAAAGACAGAAAAAAAAAAGATTTTATTGAATCTGGTGCTAATAAAATAGATAGAACTGTAGGTGGCCCACCTGCATTACAAGCAATGAAAGGCCCATTTCAAGCTGGATCTATTAAAACAAGAACTTTTTTTGATGAAAAGGTTTTAGCATCTAGTAAAGCTAAAAAAAATATAGGATATACAAAAACAGAATTTGAAGCTTTATCCTTAACAGAACAAAACAAAGTTTACGATAATTATATGAAAGGTAGAATGTCTGGACAGACTGATGCTTATGGTAATTTGCAATCAGGTTATAGACGAGAAACTATTAATGTAAAAAAAGCAGACGGAACAATGACTACTAAAACAGTAATTATGGGTGGAAACGATAAGGGTGGGCAAAGTACAACCAAGACAACACAGCAAATAGAAGCTGAAAATGTTGCAGCACAAAAAGCTGCACAAGCAGAAGCAGATCAAGCTGCAGCAGAACAAGCTGATGCTTATAAGAAAAAAAGATTATCAATAACATCATCAAGATCTTTGTTTGGTAGAGCTGGTGGTAGAGGATTTTATAATTAATGGATTACTTAGATAACTCTGAAATTAATTACGGTACAGAAGATAAAGCGTCTGAAATTTTAAAAAAATTTAAAGAAGCACAATCTATAAAAGATTACTGGAAAGATAAGTTTGAAGAAGCATATGAATACTGTCTTCCAAACAGAGAATCTTTTTATGAAGAATCTCCAGGTCAAAAAAGAACTGATAAAATTTTTGATGAAACTGCAGTAGTTGGTGTACAAGAATTTGCATCAAGATTACAAGCAGGTATAACTCCTACGTTTGCTAGATGGGCAGACTTTCAAGCTGGATCAGAAATACCACCTGAACAAAAACCAAATATTAATTTACAGTTAGATAAAATTACAGATTATGTTTTTCAACTATTACAACAATCAAACTTTAATCAAGAGATACATGAATCATTTATGGATCTTGCAATTGGTACAGGAGTTATGCTTGTTGAAGAAGGTGATGCAGTAAATCCAATTAAATTTACAGCAGTACCATTAACTAGAGTTTGTTTAAACACAGGCCCAGATGGTAAAATAGATTCTGTGTACAGAACTAGATATTGTAAACCACACGAAATAAAAATTTTATATCCTAAAGCTAAACTACCAGAAAATTTTGATCCTTTAAAAAATAAAAAGAAAGTTAAAATTATAGAAGTAGTTTATAAAATATATGAAGAAAATGTAGAAAAACATAAAATGTGTATTGTTATGGATAGTCCAAAACATATTTTATATGAAGAAATATTTGAAGGCGAAGGATCAAATCCTTATTTAGTATTTAGATGGAACAAAGCTTCTGGTGAAGTATATGGTAGAGGGCCAGTATTTAATGCCATGGGAGCAATTAAAACTTGTAATCTTACAATAGAATTAATTTTACAAAATGCACAGATGTCTGTATCTGGTGTATATACTTACGAAGATGATGGTGTAATTAATCCAGATAATATATCATTAGTACCTGGATCTTTAATACCTGTAGCTCCAGGTTCTAGAGGATTAAGTCCTATACCTTCTGCATCTAACTTTGATGTAGCTCAACTAGTTTTAAATGATATGAGAACTAATATTAAAAAAGCATTATACATGGAAGCTCTTGGTAGACCTGAAGGTACACCAATGACAGCTACTGAAGTTTCTGAAAGAATGGCAGATCTATCAAGACAAATAGGATCTTCTTTTGGTAGACTACAATCTGAATTAATAACTCCATTGTTAAAAAGAATAATTAGAATTTTATCTAAACAAGGTAGAATAGACATCCCTAAAGTAAACGGTAGGGAAGTTAAGATAGCTCCACGTTCACCTCTAGCACAAGCTCAACATTTACAAGATGTTGCAGATGTAACTAGATTTAATGAAATTATTGGAGCTACATTTGGGCCACAAATGGTTAATCTAATTGTAGACCAAAACACAACTGCAAAATATCTAGCTGAAAAAATGAACCTTCCTGAAAGGTTAATTAGAAATGAAGAAGAACAACAAGAGCTAGTTAATCGTTTACAACAAATGCAATCAACACCAGAAGGAGGTGAAGCTCCACCAGGAGCGTAATATGGCTTGGAAAGATCTAGAGAAAGAGAAGCCCAAAATAACAAATAGTATAGACGGTTATGTAAGATCTGCAGAAGAAGAACAGATCTTAAATAAACATTTTGCCAATGTCTTCAAAGGAGATGAAGGTGAAAAAGTTTTAAACTATTTGCAATCTATAACAATAGAAGCTGTTGCTGGGCCAAATATAGATAGCAACAGATTGTTTCACTTGGAAGGTATGCGATTCCTTGTGGGCATAATTAAAACTCGTATAACAAAAGGAGAACAAGATGGCAGATGATAATGCTAATTCAGCACCAGTCGCTACAGAACAATCTTCAGAAACGACTTCAAGACCTGAATATATACAGGAAAAATTTTGGAATGCTGAAAAAGGTGAAGTTAATATAGAAAACTTAGCTTCATCATACAACTCTCTAGAATCTAAATTAGGTTCTAGAACAGAAGATCTGACTAAACAAATTAGAACAGATATTGAAAATGAAAAACTACAAAATGTACCAGAGGAATATAAATTAAATGTTCCAGAACTAGATGGCAATGTTAGTTTAGATATTAGTAATGACATGCCTATAGTACAATGGTGGAATCAAACTGCAAAAAATGCAGGTCTATCTCAAGAACAATATGATGAAGGTGTAAAAGTATTTGTAGATAATGCTATTGCTAATCTTCCTAATAGTGATCTTGAAATACAAAAACTAGGAGATGCAGGTAGAGAAAGAGTAGAAGCTGCAGAACTTTGGTCTAAAAAACATTTAAGCCCAGAAGCTTATAATGCTATATCAGGTTTTGCTGCAACTGCCGAAGGAGTAAAAGCTTTGGAAGAAGTAATGAAACTTACAAAAGATAGCAATATGCCTACAACTCAAACACAGGTAGATGTTACTGCTGATATAGATGATTTAAAATCTATGTTAAAAGATCCTAGATATTGGGATTCTAGTAGACGTGATCCTGCTTATGTAAAACGAGTAACAGAATTATATGAGAAGGCATACAAAGGACAAGAAAAAACATAAGTTTAATTTTAAGAAACTTAAAAAGCCAATAAAATGGCTAGACTGTGTTTCGCAAACTGGTTGGTTATCTGTAGCACAAATGGATGCTGCAGTACCAGCAGTTTGTAAAACTGGTGAATTTTGGATATACAAAGATACAAAAGATTTTATAACATTATTTGGTACATACTCTGAAGATAAAGATGGAACAATAGAGTTTGGAGAAGTTATTACTATTCCTAAAAAATGGATATAATTGTGCGTTGTCAACAATATCTATTATACAATATTGCTTAATCAAGACCTTTAGAATGTACAATGATTGCCCTTCTTGGATAACAATCCTCTGCATTAGAAAGATAATCGGTAAATAACAATAACTTAACAACGAGGAAAATAAATGGCAACATCAATAACAAATGCCTTTATAACTCAATTCGAAGCTGAAGTTCACATGGCTTATCAAAGAATGG